AGCTAAGCGAAGATTGTAGGACAACAACTCGCGACGAACCCGCTCGATGGGCGTGGTGCACCCCTGAAAACGTAGCAGGAAGAGTTGGCATATGGGTCTATAATACCTAAACTCGTATGCATATGACAGACTTTTACCAGCGATGTACTCGTCATCACTGATCTGAGAGTTATTCGCTCTCGCGTTGAATCTGCCAAATGCCTTACCAAGTTTTGGTATCATTCGATGACCATATGCCGTGGGAACAAAGCGCCTAGAGAGAAACTCGCATTGCACAAGATGTGTGTGTACCTTTACCTTGGCACTCATGCGGGCGAGTTTGGCGATATGTTCATAGTGCCTAGCGGCTCTTCTTGGTATCCGACCATTTCTCATCCTAGATAACATGTCGTCACCTAAAATGAGAGTGTCGGCCTTGAGTCCAAAACGTGAGCCAAAGGCGTAAAATATAGTGCTATTCCAAATTGAATTTCGGAAGGTTGTGCTGGTTGATCCGGAAGGAAGCTGGTTCTTAACCTTGGCCTTCACCCCGAACTTTCGGTTAATGACCTGGTAATGGTTGGCACGTAAAAGGCAACCTGCAAGCCATGCAGGCGCCCCTAACCGTACCATCCATCTGGCCTCTAACTGCACAACATCCGCAACTTGCAACTTATCGTTGCTGGAAAAATCGCACTCAATGAATGGCCCGTCGCCATCGACGTGGCCAACGAACTCATTAGGGTCCTTAGCGTAAGCGACCGTAAAGTTCATTGAATTCTTACCAGTATCCCTTGCTAAGTCGAATGATTTGACTAGCCTCTTTAGGCATTCCTTTATTATCGGCCCGGAAATGCAGTTATGGATATCTGAGGAGGCGTTTACGATGCGCCCTGCCCACAAGGGGTCATGACGCTTCATAAGAAGTTCAACCTTCTCAAATACCTCTTTAGCTCCAAACTCCGAGTCTCTATATAAGGCTATCTTATCGAGGGCCTTGATCATTCTCTCTTGCTTAGCAGGTTTAAATTCTGAATTCCATTCATGAAATAGCTCGCGATCCCATTCTATTAACGGCAGCTGGTGGGGGCAAACCTCATCCAGCAACTTGAAGGACGCCTTGCGTATGTCCTTATGGCATCGCTGATCATTGTTATAATTTACGCGCTTGTTAAAAGCGGCCATGAAGGCTTGAAATGATCCGTCGGTGAGTACCGGTGCATTATGCTCGAAC